GCATATCTTGTCACCATGTCTAAGACATAGGCACCAGACTAGGTCTGGTATGACAAAAGATAGGCACCTTTGGCGTATGCTAAGTCAAACTTGGCACCCCCAAGACAAAGTCTGGGGTTACGCGAAAGGTCAACCAGTACTAAGTACTGATTGGAGCGAGGCAACTGATTCTTTTACTCACCAGTTCGCAAGAATGATTTGGAATCAAATTCTAAATCATCTGAAAAGAGTTGATGGGGCACCGCTGGGGTTTTTAAAACTCGCAGCGACCCTGCATACGCAGTCAAGAATTGTGCTTCCCGAAAGAAGCTCAACTCTTGACCCCATCGCTCTTGATGAAATATGCCTCTCTAAGAGAGGCATATTCATGGGTGACTATACCACGAAAATGATCTTGACCTGGGGTCAAGATGCAATTGCGCGGTACAGTCTCTTGCAGAGCTACAATATTGTAGGCGATGACTTCATCGCAGCTGGTGAGAGGGAGAAATTGGAGACCTACTTGGCAGCTGTGGAGGACACAGGTGGGAAGATATCTCTAAGAGATACCTTCATTTCCACCCGCATTATGTTCTACTGTGAGGAAATGTCGTTGGTTCCAAGAACCACGACAGATCTCCCCATAGTAGCCATAAAGCGCGGCAAATCTAGGATTTGCTATGTGGACACTCCACGGCTTCGCCTGCTAATTCCCACTTGCACTGAAACCCAAGGCTTCAGTGGAGTACAAGCGGGCAGGTTTTCCCTTCTTGGAAAGGAAACCCTGTGGGTAAATGGAACACATCCGGACAAAGTCCGGCTGTTTGAAAGAGCTCAGCTCTTCCAGCATATCCTGCTACCGCGAGAGGAAGCGACACAATGTCCCTTCACTCCCGTTGAGGTAGGAGGAGATGGTTCCTTTACCCGAAATAGCAAACTATTCAAGGAAATCATTGAAAAGAAAAGTAAGAATCCTAAGGAATCTTACTTTAGACTTTTCAATGTTTACAAGAATAAAGTAGGCCATCGATTAGTACAATCTGACACCCTGAACCAAGTGACCACCAAATATAGGATTTGGATGCCAGCTCTTAAAGAGTTGAAATCCTACCTTCCGAAAAATGCAATCGTAGAAATCAACGAGTCTAACTCGTCGATAAGGAGTCTAAGACTCCCAGGTTTCTTAGAAACCCCACGACAAACCATTTTCCGGATGGTAAAGGAATCCTATTACCGTGCAATTCTTCAAGGAATTCCGTATGAAGATTTGCCCGTGTTAGACACGGGCCCATCTCCTCCGGAATTAAAATTAGGAAGCAACCAAGTTACTCCCTATTTTAACCTGCAAAGGTTCCTTGATCACTGGGTAAATCCTGGTTTCTCTTGGAGAGATCAGGATGATTACCTAGTGAAACAGAATGAAGCACAATTGGTGGATCATATGCACCTTAATCTCACCTTCGGTAGAGTCAAACCACCTGGCCTTAAAGACCAGGTGAGGCTCTGGCTAAGCCAGGGCGGCGACTCTATCTTGGACCAGTCAGGTGAAGATGTGTTAGCCTTCTTAGAAGGCTCCGCACTCCCAATTAAATTGAGAGAGCGACTACACATGTTCATCGAGACTGACTCAGTAGTGATGGAAGAGTTTAAAACTCTTCCGCCACCAGAAGGTAAGATTGTCCTTGTATCCCGTGATTTAAAACTCGCAGCGAACTTAGTCCGCTTAGGAGACGCAATGGGG